TCTTTGACTTTTCTTACCCATTATCTTCTACCTTTATTTTACTGATAAGGTATTCTTTAACCATACCAGAGCGAACAATGTCACCTAGTGTAAATTCAATATTAGAGAAAGACTTCATACCCTTTAGGATTTTCATAAAGTGTTTGATACCTTCTTTATCAATATTTTTCTGCAAATCACTCTGAAAGAAATCACCACAGAACATAATCTTTGAATCCATACCCACACGAGTAATGATTGTATCCAACTCATGGAATGTCAAATTCTGTGCCTCATCCACAATGATGATTGCATTGTCTAATGTAATACCTCTAAGGAATGAGGTAGTAAGAAACATCAGAGAATTTTGATTCTTTAGTCTGTCATACAACATAGCAAACGCTTGTTCGTTAGGTTGTTCAAACATGAACTTTACCATATTCTGATAAGGTACTTGGAACAACGCTGTCTTGTCTTCTTCATCGCCTGGCAAGAAACCAATTTCACGAGTAGGAACTGCACTACGAACAATATATACTGTATCATACTTAGTTTCATTTCTTAATGCCTCTTGTAGTGCCATATATAAAGTAATAAAGGTTTTACCTGTTCCTGCCGCTCCATATAAGAAAAGGTTCTTCCCTGCCTTATAATCTTGGAATGCAATCTTTTGATTGTCAGTTACAGGACTAACTGTTACCATATTATCGATACGGATATCTTTCGCCTTTGCCATACTATTTCCCCTTATTCTGTTTCGCCAAGTGTTTCTTAACTACTTGTCTTGTCTTAATTTCTTTTATCGATGGTTTACCATATCGTTCTGCCATCGGTGTGCCTGGATTACCTTCTGCTGCTTTAGACAACACTTCATTCCAACCAGCATCATTCTTAATCCTATCTCCAGTTCCATGTCCAGATATAGCAAATGTACTTGGAAGTTGAGTTATCTCATTGGGATGACTTTCCATCCACTCATATTTCGCATCGTTACTAGTAAAGAATTCTTCAAACTCTTCGCCAGTAGTATGGTTCTTAAAATTAAATGTCGGCATACTATTCCTTATTATATTTAGATTTATCGTTGGCAAGTAATTGACAATCTAATTGGATTGTTGCAATAAACTCATCAATCGATAATTTAGAAGCTTTAGGTGTACCATATTTCATATCTCTGAGTTTATCAGACATAACTTTGAGGTCATCAATCTTATCACAAAACTCACTTATCTTATGCAGCATATATTTTCATCCACTGTGGGATATCCCTTTTTGTCCATTTTGCCAAATGTTGTTTATACTTTATATAGTAATCTCTGTAAGCGACTACTGAACTCTGGTTCTTTACATCGTTTGGCATTGCTGGTGTTGGTTCTGTAAAGAACCCCTCTTTGAGATTTGTGGGTTCAGTACCAAGTAACAACTGCAACTTACGATAACTCTCGTGTGGCACATTCTTGTTGTATCGATACATGAACTCTGTATTTAGTTCTGTCCACATACGATACAACCATCTGTAGTTTGCACGAGATTGACGTACCCAAATAGCACTAGGGTGGTTGATATGTGATGCTTTGTATAGAGTATCCTCTAGTTCGGCATCTGGATGCAACCACCGTTTAATTCTACGGTTGTTCTTAGTACGTCCATAATATTCTTCACCATCAAGTACACGATGTGCAGTAGACATCAATTGAGCGTACTCAATAATCATTTTACTACAATGACTGTCACAATGCATTTGTGCGGCAACCATCTCATCTGGACTTAGGTAAAAAATATTCATCTAGCAGTCTCCCATCTATAGAAGATATGGTCTTCTATCTCAATTGTTTTAGTCTTAGTTTTTGCCCAATCTGGTGATACATAATCAGCATGATAATGTGTTGCACCTTCTGTGACATCTTTAAGTATCATTGTACCATCAACTAGTCCTGTTGTAAAGAGATAAATGGAATTAAATGTTTCCATATCGTGAATACGGTCAGATTTACCATCACAGTACCAACTGAACTGGCATTTGTGTTTGATAGGTATCATAACCGTTTCATCTTTCCAACTAGGTCTAGTCGGGCCCTGTTTAGTTACTCCACATATCGTATTAGGATATCTAGGGTCATTCACACGATTAAGTGTGACAGACATAACTGCCATCTGTCCCACTTTAGGTTGGTTTCGTGCCTCGTGATATACATTCTCTGCGAGACAATATGATTCATCAGCAAGGTGACCAGCAATAGATTTATCTATTGCGGCAGCCTCTGCTGGTGAAATCGATACCATTAACGAAACTATTAGTTCTTGTAACATTATTGAGTAAGTACCTTCAAGTTGTTTTCTGATTTTACAGCATCTTTGTTTTCTACTTCAGATACTACATCGTCTAGTTCTTGCCATGCTTTGGTTGACTTAATCTTAGACACTAACATTCTATCCTTACGCAGACGGTTCATAATAATCTTATTCGCCTCTTTGTCAGAATACTCTAGTAGTACATATGCACGATACTTCGGCCCATTTGTTACTACCTCAGTTTCAGATACTTTGTATCCAGCAACGTCCACATCTGCAATGATGTTTTTGGTTGCCTTTTCTACTTCTGACAATACTGATGCAGTTTCTTCATTACCAATCTTTGCAACGAAAGATTTGGTTTGAGAACGAACCCTACCATTGATACGGTCTGCAAGTGTTGTCTTTGCATTCAATACTGCAAGGTCAACTGATAATTGCAAATCTGTTGTTGCTGCTGTCCCTGTAGAATAGATTGCAGTATCACTCTCTGGCATTTTTTTGAACCAATCAGGCATAACCTCGATTTGTTCTGTAACTGCTTTTGTTTTATACTGATACACTTCTGCATCTGCGATTGAGTTTGGTGGAACGGTATTCATAACCTCAACCACCTTGTTAGTACTGCAAGCACCAAGTGCAAGACAAGTTCCTATTATTGCGACTTCTTTATACATTATTAAACCCCTTTCAACAAGTTCACTAAGTCATCACGAATGCCAGTATCTACGAATACATCTGCTAGTACTGACCCTATTTGTGGGTAGTATGTTATTAGAACAATACCACTCACAATCCCTACGATAAATTTAACCATTAGTAACAGTCTCTTCCACCAGTTTTCCAATTGGCATAACAAGAACCACGTTCTCTTGTTTTTACTGTAACAACTACACCACCGATTGTATTAAATATTCCACCGATTACGTTACTAGTTCCAGTCACTACACTGCCACCCCAATTACTATTGTTATTAGAATATACCACATCAGATGGGTAAGTGTCAATAGTTTTTGAAGAAATAATTCTTTCGGTTACACCGTTACCAACATCAACCCACTCACCGTTAGAAGGTAAAGTATTCTGAGCAACCACAATTTCCGTTGGTGCTGATTGTACTACGGGCGCATCATTTTTTGTGACTACCACATCATCAGACTTACATACCATATCAGTATTTGCAGATAGAACCTCTGGTGATACTTGACTAATAATGGACTTCTTAGCATTGATTGTGGCGTTTTCACAAGCAGTGTTCTCAGTCATATCAGGCCCAAATACATAAGTCCCCTCAGCAGGGTATATAGAACCGTCAACGGTCACATCCATAGTCATAACACACTTACGAGTGTCTTCTACATAAGGAAAGACATCACGATTAATGTTCTCAGTTTTCTGAATTTCTTGTGTCCACTGAGTGTTCACTTTCTTTGTATAATCACAATCACTTGCTACTGCATAATTACAACCAGACAAAGCAACTCCAATTACTGCTGTTCCTAAAACAAATTTACTGACCATTTAACCAATCTCCTAAAACTTCAACTGGGCATTTATCTTGATACTTACACAGTTGATATATTTGTGTAGATGTTTCAATCGCACTGCATCCACTGAACAGTGTTATAATTAACATTATACTAAAATATCTTACCATCCGTCATCTCAAAACCAACTAAGTTCTGAGAAACAGATTTTTCCCAATCCCAAGAGGCACCCATTTCTCCTTGGGCCTCTTCGATAACCTCACTCGCATAACTACCAAATGACCAACCAAACTTCTCGATTGCCTTTTCAATAATTACCTTTGGTGATTCAGTCATTTCACCTTCTGGGGTGTAGAAGTCATAAACAAATTCTTCTACATCCATCAATAAACTTTTCACTTTACTCATTATTTTACTTCCTTTCCATCTAATGTTTCAAATCCAAATCCAGCGACTACATACTTTTCAGTACCAACCAAAATCTGGTCACCCACTGAAGTAGACCTTAAACCCATACCACTAGAGATATCACCCATAACGGTAACTGCATCGTTACCATCTTCTGGCATCTTTAGTGACCAACTATCAAAGATGTTCTGAGTCCACCTATAAGCGTACTCAAGTTTCTCTGACAATGTACCTTCTGGTACATCCACGAAAGCAACTGTAGACGGTGTGTCCTCAAATGCTGTGTGTATAACTGCAACTTGTTCCATAATATATTCTCCTATATCGCCATTTTTTGTGCAATGTAACCAAAGAAATGCATTACATCACCGTTCTTGAAATCAATCTCAACCAATCTATTTTTTGTCATCTTTTGGGTTTGAGGATGGAACGCCTTAATTTGTTCAATCACTGATTCCAAGGGAATCATATTCATACCGTAGACTGGGCCGTTGTACTCAAATGTGTGGTCTAAATCCAGACCTTTTTCACTAACCAACGTATCTAACCATTTTTCAAACTTCATAATAAAACCTCTCTTTTCACTCTATACTTACAGTATACTTGTTTTTATAACAAATGTCAAGTACTTTTTCACTTTTTTTTTATAAAATATCTGCATCCCAAACCTCTTGAGCAAGTTTGTCTTGCAACCTATATGCTTCCTTTTCCCAAGGTAAATCGTAGTATCCAACCTTGTCAGATATTACTTTTGTTTTCCACTTCCTACCATAACAGTCCATCTCATTACGAGCATACTGTTTAACGTGTACCATCTCATGGCAGATTGTAGTAATGAAATCTCTCAGGGATAAATCCTTCTGGACATCAATAGTAAACATACGATTAGTATCTTCTTGCATACAGTAACCAACTGCATCACCAGAGATTTTACGAATCTTCACTTCAATATCTAATGTTCTCATACGAGGCATCAAAGTATCTATCATAGCATAAACTACCTTCTGAGCAATATCTCTTTGATATTTCTTACCACCAGTGACTTCTACTAAATTCATATTATACAGTCTCCACAATACAACCGAATGTCTCTCTAACGACAAAGGTAAATTCAGTACCTTCTGCCATCTCATTTAGAACCATACTCTCTTCCTCAGCATTACCTAAACACTGATGAGTAGCAACAGTGACAGGGGCTCTTTCTGGATGACATTCCAGAACTACAAATCCCTCAATTGGGTCACCAACATTATTAAACATATCTAACCTTCTTTCTCTATCTTATGTGGCCATTATACCTGTTATAATAACAAATGTCAAGAGAAAAAGACAAAAAAAAACCCTTGAATTTCAAGGGTTTATAAATTAATTGGAGCGGATGGATGGTAATGCACCATCTTCTATTGGTTGGAAACCGATTGTAATACTTTTATACTACATCCGCCTAGTTAATGGTGGCAGGGAATCTTGAGAGAGATTTGAGAGAGAGAGGTATCCCCACCACCATTATTCTTATAATACCCTAAAGGTATTGATTTGTCAAGACATTTCCAAAGCTTCTTTTGTAGTTTCTTGAACTCTTCTTGTCCAACCTCTACCAAAGGTTTCAAATGTTTTTAGTTTTTCATAATACTCTTGACGGTTTGCCTGAAAGGTTTCAATTGCATATTTCAATCCTTCATTCTCTACAAAGGCAGCAAGTGCCTTTAGAGTGTTTGGGCCGATACCACCATCAGGTGTTGAACCAATCATTCTCTGTAGATATTTTGCACTTCGTCCTGTGCCTGCATTGACGCCAAAGTCAAAAACACATAAGTCCAGTCCAGATGGAATGTCATCACATTTCATTCTGCCCCAATAGTTCTTTTCATAGATAGGCGCAACGTCCTCAACCAAAAGGTCTTTCATATCCTTCTCACCACCAAAGTCTTCATAAACTCTTTTCGTGACGCCGAGGTTCGTCTCGCCGCCTGGGTCTTTAGGATGGTTTACATAACCACCTTCGTGATGGAGAATCATCTCCAAACAGTGTTGATAGTTTTCTTTCATTTAGTTATTCCTTATGAAATCATCGTTCCAATTGAACGCTTCTTTTACGACTGCCGCAGACAGTCCTTTATATACCTGATGCAGTTTCTTGTCTTTTGCGTTGACAACCATTTCTGCTTCAGATTTATGAAGTCCTTCGAGCATCTGAATAAACAGTGTCTCTTTCTTTGCACGAGGTAACGCTGGGTCACCACCTTTAATAAAACGATAGAGTTTCTTACACTCTCTTCGCATCACATTATGTTCAGTACCAATCGGTGCTTCATTTGCTTGATATGGTACTGCACCTGACGGCATCTCCCATTCAATGTTAGGGTCGAATGATGATTTGATAACCATCCTCAAAGGTTCAGTATCAAACTCTTGTAAGATAGCAACCTTCTTGTCTTTAGTTTTTGCTTTATGCACCTTATCCAATACTTCAGATAAAAGTGGCGTGTATGTATTTTGAACCATATTAAAAGTCTCCAATGTCGTTCATAAGATTTTTCAATCTTTTATTAATAAAATAATTTAGTAGTTTTGACCGTTCACCTTTTGGTGGTTTTCTATAGTCTTCTAGAATCCGTTCCTTCAAGTCACTTGGGATATACTCCAAATCAATTAGTGTTCTGTTCCGTTGATAGTTACGAAGCATATCCTCAGTACAAAAATCTTCTGGAGCAAGGTCAATCCAAACTGCAAGTTTCTTTTTAGTCAAAGGTTTCTGTCGCAACTCATTTACAAAGGTATCATCAGATGATAAGAAGTTTGGTACTCCATCACTTCTGTCACCTTTTAGAACGTGTTCCCTAATATATATGTCTGGATTAATGTCCTTAACAAACTTCTTCAACACAGGCGAATATTGTTTCACAAAGTTGTGTTTTTGCAACTGAATGAAGTCCTTATCACCAGACAAGATAAGCACCTTCTCAAATTCTGTAGGTGTTACGGCAATGTGCTGTACGACTGCAGCAATGCAATCATCTGCCTCTGCACCCTCTACTTCTAGAACTTTATATGGAAAGTGTGTTTTAATTTCATCTCTAATGTTATTTAGAGTTTCAAAGATTGTATTCCAATCAAGTCCAGAGTTTGCCCTGTCCTTCTTACGATTGGATTTGTAGTTGGGGAAGTAGTCTCTTCTCCAATACTTCTTGCTGTCATAACAAAGTACTAACTCACCATATTCACCTTGAAATCTAGAACGGTACATCCGAATAGAATTCAATACCATATGACGAACTAAATCTTCATCAACCTCGTTCTGTTGCTTAGAGCCTATCTGCATCATTAGATTACTGATAGTCACTTGGTTCATATCAACCAATATCATAGTATTTCACCTTATATTTCATATTATTATATATTAGTCTATAATTACCCAAATGTCAAGAGATTTTAGCAATCTTTATCTAAATCCTCATCATCCATACCAACAAACTCTGCGAGCGAGTCAATATCAAAGGTAGTATATAAACCATCCTCATCATCTTCATCAGTAGTTAC